TTGAGTGTTCTCGGACCGCTCAAGTTTCTCGCAGGTGCTCGGCGAGCAGCTCTAATGGCTTCGCGTGCGTTTCTCGATCGCTGGGCTATTCTTCTTCTTAGTTCAGCCCGTGCCTCGTTTCTGAATGAATTGTACCAGTTATTTGTACGCTGATTTGCAATGGCTCTTTCAATATTATTTAAATTGAATCTAGCGAGAGCCTCCCTGGAAGCCGCGCGAATATTGGCATTTGTACTCATTGTTGCTGGTCCAGCGTAACCAGTCTGAGCAGCGTTATTGCGAATTCGAGAAACGGCTGCATTGAAATTAGCCGCAGTAGCCGCGGCTTGCGCGCGCCGTCTGTTATTCATACTGGCCTGAGCGGCTCTAAGTGCATTAGCCGCCGAGGAATTATTGTTATTTTGAGCTCGGCGATTGCCTGTAATGCGGACTTTTTCTATATTTTTTCGTCTGAAATTAAGTCTAGTAAAGGGATTTTTTATCCTTTTAGAGTTATTGTTCAAATAGTAATTATTGGACGGGGAACGGCCTATTGGCAATATTCTAATCCGTCTATTCAGGTTTTTAATGGTGGTTCCAAGGAGTTTGGCCAAGGTGTCTGGATTAAGCAGGATGTGGCTTCCCCCGCCGGTTTTAATTTTATACCCAATATTAGCAAGTAAATTGGCAGAGATTGCATTGGTGTTATTATTTGTTATTCTGTGCTCACGCATATTTACTTTAAATAGCAGATCTTTTTTGGTACGCCTGCGTTGGGTTCGAGTTGATTCTCTCCTCCAATTCTGGCGTCATTTTTGGCTGAAGACTTGTTCCATATCTATCGAGTTCAAAGATGCCCCCTGAAGTTTCTGACCCATCGAGGTTTTGGCACATTCCACCCGAGTCCCAGGATTCGAAATCACAGGGAACCATGGACTCGAGCCAGACTTTGACTTCCGAACCCACGAGCATCTTGCCTTGGTCGGTGACAAGGGTCGGCACTCGTGTAATTTTCTGGCTGGGGATCCCCTGTACCGTGACGTTCCAAAAGCGTATGATGGGGGCGAGAGCAGGCTGCCCCTGGATGTACTTTAGAATATCGTGACTGTACTGGCATCTGTCGGAATAGACTAACAGCGCCATCTGTTTATACTTGCAGTTTTTTGTTCCTGTATTATTTTTCGCGCACTACAGTAATGGACAAGTCGCTTATCTTGATACTGATAGCCCTCCTCTTCATCATGTTTTTCTGGAAGGGGGCTGAGGCGGACGGCTACGACGCCGTGGCTGACCAGAAGCAGAGTGTCCATCCAGACATTATTCAGGTGATTATCGAGAAGATCCAAAAGGCCAAGCCTGACGAGTACCCTCTCGAGACCCTCTTCATCAACAAGACGGGGACCGACTCGTACTCTGCACGATTCATGTTTATGAATACTCAGGGCTATTTTGGTACCCAGTACGACGTGCAGGCCAAGGTGTATGAGGACGGCACGGTAAATGTAGTAAATATGACCGATACTGCACAGATTGACAAGTTCGATGCCGGCTTCACCGGCTTCCGCCCAGACACCTACCAGAAGTACGAGGATATTAACGCCAACCTGGATTCGCAGCTCAAGTCCGCCATCGAGAACTATCGCGCCCAGCAGCAGCCCGAGACCGAGCCCACCGTCATGACTCAGAAGTCGATCGGGGCTTTCGAGAAGAACATCCAGAACGACTCTCTCATGCGCGAGTTTATGGCGAAGCAGAAGCAGGCCGAGGGACCTTCTCAGGGCTCGGTCCAGGCAGGCGCCTCTCCTGCCCGGTCTGGCGCGATAGTCGCGTACGGTGCGCCCGTTTTTAATTCAGCCTAAAATTAGGATGATTTCCGCCAAGGATCTCGCAGAAAAAGAGAAGAAGAGGCAGAATATCAAAAAAGAACTATACAAGGCAATTCTCGAGCAATTTTCAAGGAAAATTAAAGCGAGCTTTGACCTTGGCTCCAAATCGACTGTGTTGATTGTCCCAAGCTTTATGATGGGTTACCCAAAGTACGACCTACCAACTGCTGTGAAATACATGGGCCGCCAACTCATTCGATTGGGATACAACGTGAAACTACAGAGCCCCGTGAGTTACACGGTGACCTGGGAAAAGATCAAACCGGATGAGAAAGAGATTGCCGAGCCCGAATTCGAGTTTCCCAGTCTGATGAATCTGAAAAAAACCGCAGAGAAATATAAGAGATGAATTCAGTTTATATAGCCAAGGGAAAGCCTTTGTACAAGGGAATAAAAAATCTCGGGGGTTTCAACGTCAATAGAACATACAGATCTAGACTGTTTTGGCTCACCAAAAATGCTACAAATGCGGCTGGTTACGGAACAGTAGGCCTTTACAAGCCCAAGCGCAAGTTGAGACTTCTCAAATTGACTTATTATACTGTTAAAAAACTGATTGAAGATCCAAATACAAGTGAGAACTTGAGGAATATATTGGGACACACGTGGGGTGGGCCAACAAATACCTACTTAAATCAATACAAGAAAATGCGCAGCATTGCATGGGAGGCTTTTTATCAGAAATACAGGAATAATATGGAAATTTATAACCAAAATACTAATATGTTTTCAATCCAGCCAATTAATAAAATAAATTCTATTTGGAAAAATAAAAAAGGTAACCCCATCCGAGCTGGCCGTATTAGCATGTTAAATATGAATGTAAGAGCATATGGACTTTTAAGAAACAGATTTTCAGACAAATATGATGGGATATGGTCCCCCGCTGTGAGATCACCTTATCACGGGAGTGTAAGTAGGGAAGGTAAGTTTGGATCTGAACTCGTTATATTCAAGCCTGATGAAGTCCTCGACAAGGAACTTTACCCACCTGATAATTTACAGAAGAATTTCAAACTAAAAAACAAACTTGCTCGCGAGGCTTCACAGAGAGGTTACTCTAGAAAATTGAACACCAAACCCATTGAGGGTGCAGGTACTCTCATTTACACGCCAAGGCCTCGTGGAAGGAACACACCTAATGTGATAGCAGCAAAGAGACTTGTGAGATTGAACAAGATATTCGAGAACAATCGTTTAAACGGTCCAGGAAAGGCATTTTTTAAAAATAATAATTCAATCATAAATTCAGGATCTCTATTTAAAAACAACAAACGGAATAACTAGTAATGGACTGCAACGATGAAATCATCACCCTCATAAAGCAGCGCATGGAGAAGGGCCGGAAGGAGTACGGCCACGGCATCGTCCAGAACTCGGGCTACGATTGGCTCAAGGAAGCTCTGGAGGAGGCTCTTGATTTGTCAGTTTATTTATCTGCTAAATTAATAGAGATTAATAATGAACAGAAGGCCCGGGAAACTAATTCATGAGATAAATTTATTTAACTTGACTCATCCTGGTTTTGCGCCTCTGAGCATAGATTGTGAAAAGATTGGTCCTATGTTTTATGTGGATCTTTTAAACAATGGTAGGGTGGTGTCCGAACTTACATGCGAACTTGACAGGGAGAAGATAAGTATAGAACTTATGAGGACAAAAGATACAAATAATAGAGGACAAAAGTACGCGGAAAAGCTTTTGGCCATAACCCTTTGGTGTGCTAAGCGCGCAGGGTACATGCGTTCAGAGGCCGAATCCATGTTTTTGCACAATTCTCCACCGACGAAGAGCGGCAGACCACCTAGCGCCCATCTATTTAACAAGTTTGGATTCAATAGGGTAAATACAGGGGTGAATGTAACTGAAAATAGAAATATTAATTTGAATAGAAATTTACTTGGGGTGAATGCGGTGATTCGTTCTATAAACAATTCTGCACGTAAATTAAATGGACATCCTTGAGCACTCAGAGAGACGTTTTACAAAGAAGCTTTGCGAGTCTATGATCCCCTCGATGATCGAGGCGTTCTGGGAGATTTGGCTGGAGGCCAAGAAGGAGTCGAAGGGCAAGAACACGTCCCTCGTGTTCCAGGAGCTGCTCCGCGCTATAAAGACGTGGAACGGCTCGATCAGTCTGAAGCACGCTGACGCCATCAAGAACACCAATCCTCTTTTCCAGAACTTCCTGGCGGCGGTGTTTATCTGCCACGTCAAGATCCTTATGAATGGAATCCGCATGGACAAGAAGCCCAAGAAGATTGGGTTGAAGCTGCCGGCCCATGACGTGTTTGTCCAGCGGTGTTACGAGGCGTGCGGCGAGGACATATACTACAGACCATCGATCATCACCGATCCTTCAGTGACGGATGACGATCGCAAGAAGGAACTCCACGCCAGATTTTCATGCAAAATTCAGGGAGTGATAGATGACCTGATTCCATGGGATATGATCGTGGGGGACCTGAAGCAGGATGCCAATTTTGATGAGAATGAGGATGCTGAGGCTGAGCCTGAAGGGGAGCCGGAGACCGAGATGGCGGCCGAGCCAAGCGCGGAAGAGGAGATGGAGGGAGCGCCTCAGGAGGAACCAGCTTCGAATGACCTGAATGACATCGCCAACACAGCCTCTAACAGCACGAATCCAGTGGCCGAGAGCCCAGGCGGGTCGCAGACGTTTGCCGTGACGCCTTCTCTAAAGCCCCCCACGGTCACCAAGATGGATGAGAAGGGGGAGAGCCTATTTGACGATGCGCGTGAGCGGTAACCCATCTAAAATAGAAGACTAGAGTAATGGACAAGTACTTCCGGGAATCCTGGAGTGCTGCAGCCATCGCAGCAGCAATCACTGCAGGCTTCATCTATTTCAAAGGGAAAATGAATGGTCAGGGGAAACTCAAGAACTCGGACTATATCAAGCCAGCTTTCCTAGTGGCTCTACTAGTGTTCTTTATTGTGTCTCAGGGGAATGGGCAGGGCGAGGCTGTTTCAAGGGAGCCTTATTGACTTTCCAAAAACATTTAGATATTTAGATATATCACGATCTATTTTAGAAAGAATTACGTGCAGATCTCGGATATTTCTAGCAGCAAGAGATTGAGCGTGTTGAGCTGCATACCGTGTAATACTAATAGCAGGTGAATTGCTTATTCTTCTCTCGTGATTCTGGTAATTGCTTTGCATTTGGCTAATTTGTCTATATACCCGACGACGATCACGTTGTAAAGTACTCAAATCATCCCAAAATTTCTTATTTTGACCCAACATACTGTACTTTGGTTTATTTCCCATAAAGATTACAAACATAAAAAATGTAATGACCTCGGTAAAAGCCTTTGCCGACATCTACTGTCAATTTCTTGACGATCTTCTCGAGGTGTATCCAGACAACGAGAAGGCCAAGGCGGCTCGATCCGCTCCAATTACGCGAGAGACCATGGATCGTTTCATGAAGTACGCTGGTTCGCGGTCAGGTCACATTTCAACCAAGAGCAAGGCGTTTTTCGACCCCAAGAACAAGTTTATGGTGGCGAATGGCGTCTTCGAGGTGGTAAAGTCAAACCCTAGCGAGGCGACTCTGAATGCCATCTGGAACTATGTGAGCAACATGTACATGCTTGGTATGACTATGAGCATGCTCCCACCTGAGATGCTTGAGATGGTTGAGAACACGGCTGACAAGTTTGCCAAGGAGGCTGTGGCTGACGGCGAGATGAATGAGGAGAAGCTGATGGCCAGCATGCAGAAGATGATGGCGAGTATGATGTCTGGAGGCAGGATGCCAGGCCTACAGTAATTTCTCAGCAATAATTAATATGGATCCAAAGGAGATTTTTCGTTCAGACAAGCTCCTTGAATTTTGGCCCACGGGGAAACAGTCTGCCAAGGACCGCGTCGCAGCCACAGCCCGTTTCATTATTTACGCGAGCGTTGTTATTTGGATGTTTAACCGGGACGGCCGTGTTTTTGCCCTCGGGGGTTTGATTCTTGCTATTCTGTACTATCTATGGACCACTAACATGATAACTGGCGGCAACCATCGCCCAACATATGCCGATGGTCGTCTTGACAGCGTTTTCCGTGCTCCAGTGACCATGCCAACTCACGATAACCCCATGGGCAATGTACTGATGACTGATTACGTTGATCAGCCCGATCGCCCAGCGGCTGCGTGGTACCCAAGCGTCAAGACTGAGATTGCCACCGAGTGGAGCAGCATTCACCCATTCGAGCGCAAGCGTGACGCGGAGCGCAACTTCTACACCATGCCCAGCACGACCATTCCAAATGACCAGACGGCTTTCGCCGAGGCTTCCTACGGTAAGAAGTTCGCCCCCATGTGCAAGGATGGCGCCGATTTTGCGTGCGATCCGGATGAGTGGCGTTTCCACTTCCCCGATCAGACTCAGATGCGGGCAGGTAACGGGCGTTAAAAAAATATAGCCCTAGTTTAAAGAATGCCTCAGACGTATTATACTATCGCTGATATTCAGCTCCAGCCCGAGGCTGTTCAGGGCCCAGCGACGATCACGATGACCGACTTGGCCGACGCGTGGTCCTCACTGATTCCAATTGACACTCTGGCAGACAAGAAGGTGTGGGCCGCGCAGCCATATGACTTCCCCTTCCCCTACGTGAATCTGGGACCTCTGCCCGTTGTTGCTCAGGACCCCATGAGCACTTACGCAGCCGACCAGAACAACCG